AATTCTTTTTACCACCTGGTGTAACTTTACCAGAACAAACTGCAGAAGCGTACATGTTTGCATATGCGCTTGGGTACACCTTAAATTTTCTTTTCGCCGCTGCTTTTCCTTTAGGACAAAGTTTTGCCATTATGCTCTCGCTGTTTGTTTTGCTCTTTTAAAGTCTTTTGCTTTTGGCGCACCTTTAGCGCCTTTCTTTCGCATCTTTTCACCACGTTTTCTCTTAGCGTGAATGTTTGCGTATAAACCTTTACCGGCCATTACACTACCTTCTTTTTAATTTTCTTTTTCTTTTTTCTTAACATCGCAAAATCTTTTCCAGAAATCTTACCATCTTTGTTAGCGTCAAGTTTAGCTTGACCACCTTTTAAAAATCCTGGTTTTTTAATCTGCGAATTGTATCTTCTATTTGGCATTATTTTTTTCCTCCGTTTCTAAATATTTGTGTTCCCTTTATACCAAAAATACTCGCAACGACCAAAATCCACAAGTTTGTGAACCATGAAGGGAGCGTCGAGAAGTACTCAAAGAAAAGTTTTACCTTTTCCATCGCTGTAGGGTCGTCCGATAGAACTGCCCACATCAATACTATAATCGGAGCGCTTAAAATTACAAGCACAAATTCGTCTTTCCAGTCCGATTGTCTTGCCTCAAGAAGTTTACCTTGGTAAGCCTCTTCACCCCGAGCCATTTTCTCTGCATGCATCAATTGTGCATCAGACATCGCCATTTTTGTCTTTTGACGGTTGGAATAAATTTTACTTCCAGCCTGCAAAGCTATTTTCGCTAAACTGAACCAAGCCATATTAGTACCAAGTAGCTTCTTTTTTCTTTTCAGCTAACATTCTCTTAGTTCCTTTAACTTTTTCCTTGTCTCCTGTAGGAATATAGTTAAAAGCGCCATCAGCTGTTGTTTTAGATCTAGGATCTACTTCAACATTCTGTTCTGGAATCTTAACTTCTTTTGATTTTTTATATTTCATCATATTTTTGTTCCTTTTATTAATCTTCGACCTTAATTGCAGTTATACCTTGATTTCCACTCTTTGCAAGGCTTACTCCTGCTCGCAATTTAGCTAATTTTTCGTTTTGATCGAGTTTATCTTCGGTTAATTGTCTTGCTTGAAGTAATTTTGCTCTATCAAGGTCCATTTTTTGCTCTCCTTCGTCTTTTTTACGTTCATTTTCCATTGCACGAAGGTCAACTTCTCTAGATTTAAGTTTTAGAAGTGGGTCAGAGTCAAATTGTGATGTAATTTTCTTCTCTTCTTCCATAAAATCACCCATTAACTCAGAAATCAACACTGCTTTTCTTGCTTCCATGTCCATAGATATCTTTTGTAACTGTCCTTGTACCTGTGGATTCTGTTGTGCCATCTGTTGCATCTGTGGAAGCTGTTGAATAGTGTCTGCGAATTCTAATTCTATCTGTTCTTGCGCCATTAAGCTAATATGCTCTAAACAATTTTTTTCTATTGCAGCCATAACAGGTGGATTATTTCTCACCATGTTGGTTGCCATGAAATTTAAGTGAGCAGTCATGTGTGCTCTGTGATCTTGTCCTCTAAAAGCTTGAAAAGGTTTGCCTGCAAGTGCATCAATGTGTTCTAACGCTGGATCTTTTGGTGCAACAGGTGCTGGTGGTGGTAAAATTTTATCAATATCTTTTATACCAAGTGCTTCGTACATTTTTCTATACGCATTGTATAGATTATGAATTTTAGGATTTGATGTTGCAAGTTGTAATTCTGTTTGTGCGATTGTAATTCTTTGCGACATAGAAAAAATGTTTGGATCTGCTACAGGTAGGATATCTACTCTGTCATCAAAGTCTATTTGCTTAACTTCTCTTCTGCCACCCACTACATCAAAAGGATAAACTGGTGGTAGATATGTTTTAAATAATTCTGCTAATAATCTAAATTCTGATCTCATTGATGTATATAGTCTTTTGTGTATTGCAGACATAACACGTGAACCTCTTTCAAGAAGTGCAACTGTAGTTCCAACTGCAGCAGCTTGATTACCGTCTCCAACTTGCATGTCGGCTATAGCAGCAAATCTTTGTCCTGCTTGAACTACAATACCCATCAACTGTAATAATGTTGGTGATGGTTCTTTGTAAGGTAGCATCATAAATGAATCTCTAATATTACCACCTGGTGCATCTACATCTTTAAATTCACCTGGTTGTATTGGTGATGCTTCGTCTCTAACTCTTACACCTCTTTGTTTAAATCCTGCTGGCAAGTTTGATAATGTGCCTGCATCCAACAATTGACGGAGAGCAACGGTTGCAGTTCTGCTCAATCCGCCAATCATATGGATCAATCCAAATCCGTAGAATCCTAGTCCTGGCAGAAATTTAAAGTGGACAAAATATGGTATTCTAGCTTTTCTTGGATCGTCAGGATTAAAGTTCCTTCTAATAGAAAGAACTTTTCGCGAACCTTCATCTACAGTTACAATGTATGGGAGCTTGATCCCTGTAAACTCTCCGTTCGCGTCCTTATCTTCGAAACCTTCTAAATCTAAATTAACATGGCATTCTAACAAAGTGTAAACTGTTTCTGGTCTGCCTGTTTTTTTAGTACCTTCTAATTCTCTCTCTTTTGATTCAACTTCATTCTTAACTATAGATGGCGAATTTAATTCTACATCAGAATAAAAACCACCCACTTGTTGTTTTCTTAAATCGTTTTCTGACATTTTTAAAACATGCATAATTGCTTCTGCATCTTCTAACGATGTAGCAGAATAAGGCACAACTAAATCATCTGCGGGCACAAATTTAGAAACAGCTCTACCTAATAAATCATCGTAGTAAACTTTTTTAAATGTAGATCCTGCAAGAGGTAAATGAAATAACATTTGATCAAACTCTGGTTCGTACTCTGACATCTTCTCCATAAGTTCGTAGTTCATGTATTCTTTTACACGAGTTGCTTGTGCTTCTTTTTGTGGATCGCTGTTACCAACGATCTGAGTTCTGATTGGTCCTTCTGCCGGTAATAATTCTTTGTAAGCTCCAGCTTGGAATTGTGTTACTGCTTCTGCTAGTACAGGGTGCGTGGCCCCTGAAGCACCTTGGAAAGGCTCTGTTCTGTTTTCGTATTTAAATCCTAAAAGATCTAAACCATCTGTGTAAGATTTTTCCCAATCTTTTCTAGATGCTTTGTAATCTGTATAGTTTTGAAATAATTCTAAACCAATTGGTTCTAAAATATCATCAGGTAATAATTCTGCTAAATTATCAAAGTGCGTTGGTTGCCCTTCAATGTTTACTTTGCTTGGATCAAAATTTAATTCTACTCCACCATCATCAGTTGGATTAATTTCAACTGGTGGTTTGTTTGCTTCTTCTGCTTTTTCTATTTCAACTTGTTGATCAGGTCCTTCTATTTTTACAGAAGTCCCTAACTCTGAAAGAGTCTTGTCAATATCTGCCATTATCTACGCTCCTTGATTGGTCTAACATTTTTTGCCACATAAGGCAACCCGTGTGGTGTAGGCCCTGATTTAGGTGGGGGTCCAGAACTAGCACCTGCTATAATACCACCCTCAGCTTTTTTTGGTTTAATAGGGTCTATTCCCATTTTTAATAATTCTTCCTTTGAATAAGTTTTACCTTCTTTAGCCAATAATTCTAATATTTCATCAATAGAATCTAAACCACCCTCCACGTCTCCTTCAGTCCCATCATAGTCTGGTCTCAAAGTATTTTCTTCATATATGTCTGGAACTTTTTGTGGTTTACCATCTTTACCTATTATAGTCTCAGGTGGATCATAAATTATTTCCTCTTTTTTAATTATACCATCCACAATTTCATATTCACCATCACCAATGTAATACTTAGCACCCCCCTCAGTGTCTTTTCTAATAGATATCTTACCTGTAGGCACATCTTCGTACAGTGTATATCCGTTATAATCATAAACTTTTTGTCTCTCAATGGTTGCAGCTTTGTCTGAAATATCATCTCCTTTACTCTTAATTAAATTTACAAAATCAAAGAAGTATTTTGGTGTGCCACCTTTTGTTACAATCTCTGGTGCAGCTTTTGCAATTTTAGTTGTTTTAATTAAATTATCTAATCCTAAAAATTTAAGAAGAGCTATTGCTCCACCTGCTCCTGTAGCTAAAAGTATGTCTCTTCGTGTTTGATCTACATTTTCTCCAGCCAATCTTCTTTCTATTTCTTTGTTTACTTTGTCCGCAGAGGCAGTTGTTCCCACTATATTTCTAATTTCTTTTCCAATTTTAGGAAATGCTTTTATTAAGAAATAAGGTGTTGCTGGTCCAGGAACTTCTGCTCCAAGTTCTAATATGCCTCCTGTAGTTCTTTGTGGTCCCGTTCTTTTTGTTCTTGATTCCTCTAACATATTTGTAAAACCAATTTTTTCTTTTATAGCTTTTGTAAGTTTTGGATCAATAGTTTCCCCAAATCTTTTTAATTTATCGCCTCTGCCTGTAGCAAGATCACTAACTAATCCTGTTACTGCAAACGGAAATCTAAATGCAAGTTCTGGTATGTTAGCCGCTCCTGATGCAATCTCTTGTGCATAGTATGGGTATGCGCTTGGATCTGTGAACATAGTATTAAATGTCTGCATTAAAGTTCTATCTCCTTCATCACCGTAAATCTGTTCTTTAAGGGTCTGCTTGTTTTCTTCTTCTAAATTTTTTATAAGATCTGTATTATCTAAAGCAGCTACAATTTGATCAAATATCGGGTCAGGAGAACCATCTTGAAAACCAACACGGCCACCCTCTGCCATATTATCTTTATTAAATCTTTCAAACAATCTACGCAGTATGCTTGAGTCTGGTTCAGGTGCTTTGTCAGCAGTTGTTATTGTGCCAAGTCCAAACTTGTCGTTAATCATGTTTTCTATTTCTGCAACTTCATTAAACTCTTCATCCTCTACGAAACCTTTTAGACCAGCAGCTCCGGTAACATCCTTATAATAATTCTTTATCTGACTAGATATATTTTTTTCGTACTTTGATAACTCTTCATTAGATAAATCTTTTGTTTTGTTTGCTTTAGAATTAATGTTGCTAATTTTACCAAAACGTAGTCGATTAGGAACATCAGACATGTCTACATCTATAGATGTTAGTTCTACTGTATCACCTGGTTTAAGATTTAAAATAACTTTACCAATAGTTTTGTCTTGATCTTTAAGATATGGTTCATGGATAAGTCTTTTAGCTTTTTTATTTCCTACAGTATAAACCTCGTTTAAAAATTTTTTTACATTGTCTTGTTTAAATTTTTGTACATCTGCAGACTCTTCATTAATTTCTTTAATTGTTTTAAATAATTCTTTGTCTACAGTTTTACCCTCGTTGGCTTCTAAGAAATCGTTAATAGTTTTCATTAACGTTGTATCTTTTCCCTGTATATTTCCTAATTCATAATTTATTTTTGCGTCTTGAAAAACCAAAGTATTTAGACCATATAACTTATCCATGTTCTCTGGTATTCTAGCTATAGGTAATTCATAACCTTTTTCTGACATAAAGGCCACAGGAACTTGGTGACCAATGTTGTAGTTTATAGATTGATTTAATAAGTTTCTAATTTCATCAGATTCTAATTCTTTAAAAAATTTTTGTTTTTGAAAACTAATTGTTTGTGTAATACTATCTTTTGTTGTGCCATAAAGACCGTCATCAAAATTAGCTAAGGCAACTTTTCTTAATTGAGATGCGTCTGATTTAATTCTATCTCTGTCTGGTTTATTTTTTGAATATGCTTCTATGTTTTTAACAACATCTTCTAAATTATATAATGGAGATCTTGCATACGTTCCTGGTTTAGATCTTACAGGTTTGTTTGAATAGGGAGTTCCTGTTCCAACTTTGTATGGTTTAACAAATCTATTTAATCTAGAAAAAGCACTAGGGTCGTTTGCTATACCCAATATCTCTGCTATCTGAGTTTGAGTGTAAAAACCTTTTTTATCAAATTGTTTTAATTTTTTAATTCTCTCTTGTAAATAGTTTGGATTTTTTTGAATATAATCTGTTAACTCACTATCAAATTTAAAAGGTTGATCATCAACTTCTATAATAGGCGCTCTTTTTCCAGGACCATAACCAAATGAAATTTTAAATCCACGGTCAGAGGCTCTCTGTTGTAATTTTTCATTTAACTCTTTTACAAATGGAAAATCTTTTGCTGCGTTTATTGAATTACCACTATGAAATTTTAAAGTATATTCTTTAAACAATTTGTATAAATTAGGATTGTTAAATTCTCTATCTCTATACATTTCAGCTATCTTCATAGCTGCTTTCTTTTGGTCGTCTAACAACTCTGTAAAATCTTTTGGTAAGGGTTCTTTTTGTTGTTTTGTTGAAATATTTTTTACTTTTGGTTTCTTTTGTTTTAATGCCTCACCAAATATAAAATCAGCAAAAAAATCTATTGGTAGTCTTGGTGGTAGTTGAGGTGGTTCTGGTTCTTTATCCGATGGTTTTATTTTTTTACCTTTACCTTTATCTAATTGATTTTTCATGAATAAAGCCCCACCTAAAGGCACAACCATACCTAGCGGTGGTTGAATTCTTAATTCATCGCTTTCACCCGTAAATTTGTACTTCATGTTTGGAGACATAAAAGATGCAGAGCCCGTTCCTTCCGAAAGATTAACACGTCCACCCAACTCAAATCTATCTCGTAGCGTAGGTTCTAAAGGTTCAAAACTATTTGTTGCTGGATTATATAAGTACTTCAACGATGCCTCCTCTTGCAAAATCAGTTTTACCATTTTTTTTAGGGAAAGGTATAATCTCACCTGATAATTGTTCATCAAAAAATTCTTCTGGCATTAATTTTGCTTCTTCTATAATTTTATTTATCTCGTCAAGTCTCGCAGATTTTTCTTGAAACTCTCTGTAAGGTAACGTGCTAGAACCATCTTCATCAACTAAAGATAATTGTGATTGAAGTTCGTTTCCTTCTTCTGCTAATTTATTAAGATCTTCGTTAGTGTACTGAGTTAAATCTATTTTAGATTTAGGTGTAATTTCATTTTTAATTTTAACTAGACTAGCTCTTTTTGAGTTTTGATCTTTAATACCTTCTGGTCCTTTATAAAAATTATTCTTGCCTTCTTCAATACTTTTAATAACATTATCTATATCTGCAATCTGTTGGTCTATCTCACCCGGTAAACTGTAGTGTTCATATGTGTTGCCTGGTGCATTTTTATTTAAAGGCACAAGTCCTAATTTTCTAAATTTTC